CACCCTGGCTTAGGTTTCCCCGTCCTTGTGGGCTACTATGAGTGCGTTGTAAGCCCCCATAGCTCAGTGGATTAGAGCAGTGGGTTTCTACCCCATGTGTCGCGGGTTCGAATCCTGCTGGGGGCACTTTTGAGATACCCCCTTCTACCGGCGAATATGCTGGTGGGAGGGGGTTTCTACATTTTGGCCTATCCCGTGGTTTCCGGTGGTTTCCGGTGGTTTCCTGCCCCGTATGTCGTGGAAATGCATGGCCGTTTTAGCCCCCTAAAACGACGAAAAGACCCCCACCCACAAGGGGTGAGGGTTTAAAAATCATTTTCCAGTTCGTCGGGTATGGGTATGTCAGCCACGCTCTCCGGGTGGCGGGTTCTCCACTGCCTAATGTGGTTCACGGCGATAAAGTACCGACTTTTCCACACCTCCAGTTTGTCGCGCAGTTCCGCAATTTCGCCCCGCATCTCATTAATGGACTTGTCGCGGGCTTCCAACTGCTCATTCGTCCACTCACGAATGCTTTTAGTAAAGGATTCCCACTCGGGGCCTCGGGTCTCGATTTCCGTTTTCTTCTTCTGACTTTTCTCAGTCAGGTGCGTACCTATAAGAGTGCCGAGCACACCAATCACGCCGACGATGATGGTTGCCAGCGGCCCGTCTACGGGCATGCCCGTCACCTCCCATCGACCAGCTTCATCTCATTACTCTGCCCGCGTGCGTAGGCGTAGAGGGTCATGGTGGCGATACCGATGTAGCCGAGGGCCGATACCCAAGCGCGGGTGTGGTCACCGAAAATCGTGGCGAAAATGAAACTCAACGCCCACATAGAATGAAGACCTACAACCGCCCCCACTGCGGCGGGAACCAGCCTGCGCCACTTGACCGCGCATAGGCACAGCGCACCCATGAGAATCCACACCACCGCCCACGACGGCGGGTTAAGCACACTCTCCATAAAATGCGTAGGCTTCCTATCAGGGTTCACCAGCAAGGGCGTGTAGGACATGCCACGAGCGATGGAAATACTGCCCAGAATCAACAGCCCGGCTGCGTCGGATACGAGCCACCTGGCGGCGCGGTGCTTAAATCTTCCCCAATCCATACTCACTCCCCTGCGCGGTGACGGCCTGGAGTATCCTCGGCGGTCGTATCACCCTGGTAGACAGGTAAACCAGTGTCGCCAGTATTCGGCTCCTGGTAGTCGTCTGGTACGCCGCTCACTCCGGGGCGTTCATCGAAAGCACGTAGCCCTGCTGTTTCGAGCTTGCGGGCGGCTGATGGGGTGATGCCGTCCTTGGTGAATCGATTAAGGAGGAAAGCAATAATCGTCGCGGCCGCAGTCAATCCCATGGATAGGGACGTGTCCGCGATTTCTGGGGCGGATGCGAGCTGGGAGAGAATTCCAGCGATACCGGAGGCCACGATGATGATGCTGCCTTTATAGCGCAGCCAGGTGGGCTGGTCGGTGAGTTCTTGCTGTACTGCCTTTTGGTATGCGGATGCCATTATTGTGCTCCATTCTGGTCTAGTCGATTTTCGATGCGGGCGAGGTCTTGCCGGAGGGCTGCTACGGCGTCCACCAATGTGAGGTTTTGCCCTTTGCTGTTTTGCCCTAGTTGGGGCCACCCCTTGCCCTCGGGGCCGCGTAGTTGTCGCCATACTTCCTGCAAGGCTTCAATCTGTGGTCCGAGGTAGCCGGAGATGAATTTGGTGATTTGCTTGTACAGGTTGTCCTGGTGATTCGTCACTGGTGTGGCCTCCTTTTTTGCCGGGTTGAGAGTGCCGTACTTGTTGAATCGGTCAATAAGCTCGTTGACCTTGCGGCGCTGGATGTTCATGTCCATCATGTGGCCGGAAATACCGTCGCCCCGTCCGGGGTCCCATTTGCCCTGGGCTTTAAGGGAGTATTCCCAGTGGGCGGTCATGGTCTCTACGGTGGCGCGTTTGCCGAGGAACCAGAGGATTGCGGCAGTTGCGCGGCGGGTGGATTCCAGCTGCGCTTCAGGCCAGGCGTCGGTGCCGTTGTGCTGCATCTCAAAGCCGATACTGAACGAGTTGGCGTTGTTTGTGGGGTAGCCGCAGCCCCAGCCCTTACCCGCGTGGTAGGCAATACCGGCGCCGAGAATCGTTTGCAGACCGTCTGGGGCGGTATGCAGCTGCGAACTAAGCGCATTGCCTAGCATGGGGTTATTGCGGATGAACTGGGCGCTGGTGTTGGACGAGCCGGTGTGGTGCCAGAACACGCCGTTTATTCGTCCGAAGTCGCCCATGCCCCATTGTTTCCAGCCGGGGTATTCGCGGAATTTCACGCCGAATGCGCGGAACACGTCCGGTAGGAATACCGGGTCTCCGCGCCACGCGGGATTTGGTCTCATCATGTGCCTCCTTTTGGGTACGAGTTAACCCCCGTGGCCTGCGCGGCCTACGGGGGCTAGTGGGTGCTGTTTATATTTTCTTCCAGAGGGCGGGAACGGCGGGTGGTTCCCAACCCTGTTGGGTGGTGTGGGCCTGGATTACCTCGTAGGTGTTGCCGTTGTGGGTGTATTTTTGGCCGGGGTTGACGGCGATGCCGGGCTGCCAAGCTGGGGTTTCTGTCTGCTCGGTAGTCTCCGGGGACTCTGAAGTTTCTTCTGTCTCCGGTTCCTCCGTAGTCTCCGGTTCTTCTGGAGTTTCCTCAGTAGGGGTTTCCAGAATTTCCCAAATACGACCGTCGAAACCCAACACGCCCGGCTCCCAGTGGTTCAGTCCTTGATGGGTGGAGCGTACAAGCTGTCCGTCATAACGCACCACATCACCAAAGTGATACATCTTCGAGTGGTCTGTGCCTGGGTTGCGCCACTCCGGAACCGCATCCACATCCGCCTTAGCCTCATCCTCAGTTACAGACTCCGGCTTTTCCAGCTTGCCCGACTCCTGCAGCTCGGTGACGATATCGGCCTGGGCCTTATCAACCGCAGGTTTAGAATCACGACGCTTCACTTCGTCGTCGAAAATCCAGCGGCGAAGCTCCGCGAAACTTACCGCATCCAGCTCCTGAATCTGCTGCTTAATCGTATCCACTTTTTACTCCTTAAATCCTCTCAATATAGCTCTGCGCGATACCAGGGACATCAACGTAAGCAGGCGATACCGCTTCAGTGGATGTATGCGACTGCTTCGCCCTGTATCGTGCGCCCTGATAGGTGAACGTGTCTCCCTCCTGATACTCGATTCCTTCGGCCCATTCGCCTCGGAAGTTAGCGTCTGAAGCGCCAGCATTATTGCTGCTTCTTTCAGTAAGCGGGTCGACACCGAAGAACACGATTTGGGCGTAGCCGTCGCCACCAGCACCGACCTTTGGGCCACTTGCTTTACCTGAGCCTCCTGCGCCTCTCACGCCATTCCGGTATAAATTAGAAGGCTTTAGAGTTTCTTTTCCAGGTGGTATCCCCCCACCTCCAGTATGGTATGTGACATATTCATTCTCCTGGGGAGAAATACCCGCAGTACCACTACCATTATTTCCAGAGGATACTTGAGTGGATTTGCCTTCTCCGCCAGATGCTGTAATGCTCAGTGATCGTCCAAGGTGGTCAATGTAATCAATGCGGGTGGGACTACCAGTATTCTGTCCACTAGTGCTGACACCGCCTCCAGTCCCCACATTGAGCCGTATGCTGGAGTTAGATGTCACCGACACCCCCTTTAGAACTATCTCCCCCGCCGCGCCTCCATAATCGAAACCGAATAATGATTCGGGGGCGATTCCACTAGCTCCGCCGCCGACAAGTAGGACAGTAATAAAATTCGCCCACGACGGCACCTGCGCCGTGTGTGCACCCGCCCCACTGTATTCGGATACGGCCACGCGCCGGTTCCACACGAGGTTGCTTCCTGCGAGTAGTGCCCCGGCCTCCACGTCGCCAATGCGTATGTCTGAAATGTCAGAGTAATTAACCAGCGTCATACGTCACCTCACGATGTAAATAGTGTCCGGTTCCTTGGGGCTAATCTGGTCATACTCCGCTTTAGACCCCGTCCACACAGGACTACTACCGCCAGACTCCAAAGCGCCGACCCTATCGCGGAGACCGCCCACCTGCTCGTCAACGTAGGTTTTTTCCGCGACTTTCATCTTCGCCTGCACAATATCCACGATGGAGGACTCAATTCCTGCCTTAAACGCAGCGTTCGTGGTGGCACCCGATGTTTTCGGAAACGCGACCATCAACGCCTTACCAGGCACGACCTCAAAGCCGTTTGCTCCGTTGAATTCGGAAACAGTTGATATAGCCCCGCTGGCCTTACGTCGAACAAGCTTATCCGCCTCGATGTACACCGAAGCCTCATTGCGGAGTAGCGCTTCATCACGGCGTAGCGCTTCATCCCGGTGTAGAACCTCAGCACGGTCGGCTTTCGCGCCGAATCGATGAGCTAGCTCGTCCACAGTTTCGAGCCCTGTTCCTGCGACACTCTCAGGCCACCAATAGCCCTTATTGGTGAGCATATCCCACCACTGGGACAACTCCAGGTAGTAGCCGTGCGGCTCCCACCCAGAATCAACCAGGAACACTAGTCGGCGCCCATCCTGCAAGTACTTATAGCCCTGCACCGTCGCATAGTGCAGCACCTCCGAAAATCCTGTGTGGCGAGTGTCAACCGTGCCGTCCGCACGGTACACAGTCGGGAAGTTCACCCCATCCAGCTTATGGATGAGCATGTGCACCAGCACTGGATACCCTGCATTGATAGAGGAGATGATGTTGCGCCAGGCGTATTCCATTTCCACCGTATCAAGCGTGTAAATAGTAGCGGAGGCCTGCACCCTTTGGTACCCCGCCTCGGGGATAAGCTGCTGCGCCACTTGCGTGTAGCGGTCGGCGCCCTCAGTTCCGCTGGTGGAGGTGCCGAGTAGCGCAGCAATCTCGCCCTGTGTCGGCACGTCCGCCTTGCCAAGCGTAGCCATGGCGTTACGAATTGACGCGGGGCCACAATAATAATCAGTGGTTTGGGAAACACCCTTATACACCCAGGGCAGCTCCACGCCAGTACCCTGCGTTTGCGGCGGTTGCAAATCAGCCTTGTCAACGGAGTTTTCCGGGTTACCCGGTGGCCCAGGAGGGCCTGGCTCGCCCTTATCACCCTTCAGCGTTTCGCGTTGCTCGGGGGTCAAGTCCTCAAACGTCATCGTCCCATCCGCACCCCGGTCACCCTTCGGGCCTCGCAGCGAGGGGGACGTTTTCCCGTTGACTGTTAGTTTGTCACCATTCCAGCTAGTGGAATTGGCGATGTTTGCAGCACGGTCAGCATCCTGCTTAGCTTTGGCTGCGCTGCCTGCAGCCTGCGTTGCGGAACCAGCTGAACCGCTGGCAGACTTAGCCGCATTCTGCTCAGACTCTGCAGCCTTCTGTTCAGACGCTGCAGCACTAGCCGCAGATTCACTAGCCGCACCCACCGCCGTCTCGGCACGGGTAGCACCATCTTGCGCCTTACGGGCATTCTCTGTAGAGGAGTCCACTAGCTCGATGGCTTGTGCGGCGAGCTTTTCAATCTCCCGCTTAGTAGCATCATCCGCAATTTCCGCAGCGTTCACCACCTGGCGCAGCGTTTGCGTGGCAGCATCGCCGACAACGATGGGGATTGTGTCCACCGCCCTGCCCTGCGAAATCAACGCAAGCACAGCGGGGCCGGGCACAGCCGTAAACTCAACCTGCCCATCAATCACCGGGAAGTGGTCATTCCCCGTCGTGACCAAACCCTCCGCATGAGTACGCACCTTCGGGGCACGCACCCACACCTCCGACACCTGCGCCGCCCTCGACGACACAAACAACAAATTACCCTTAATAGTTGGCATTAGACCTCCTCAATCCAAGTACCAGTAAGCTCCGCCTCGTCCACACGACGACTATTTTCCAGTGACGCCGTGGAATAAACCTCAACCGTAATGTCCTCCCCCGCGTCAACCTCCTCACCGGAGACCATCACAGACATCCACCGCTGACCATCACCCCAGAAAGCCACCGGCCCCAGATGCTCCATCATCCGCTCCTGCAGCACTCTGTCGCCTGCACGGATACGGATGCCGTAAGTATCGTCATATGTGGCAGCGCCCCAGGTCACCTTCAAGCGCAAAGCCACCTGACGCGCAGGTTTAGCAGGCGCGTCCACGGTCAAAATCTTCGACCACGTACTACGAGACAAATTCGCCGCACCACTACGCCGGTCAATAGTGACCTGCTTCTTCTGGGCAGCAGCCCACCGCAAATAAATGTATGGGGTTTCAAGCGGCGGATTGAACGACAAAACAGGACTGTCAATAAACCGTATAGATTCCCAGTCCACCGTGATTCGCTCACCCTCACCAAACGTTCCCTTATACCACGTCTCGTGCAGTATCGCCCCTTCAACCGTGTCCGAGACGGTAAAAAGCCATCCCCCATTATCCCGACGCTCAACCTTCACATTCGGGTCAGACGTACCACCAGGAGTAGCCATAAGCTCACGCATACGCCCCTGGGATTCCAGCGCCTGCTGCCGCTGCACCTCCTGAATCTGCTCAATCTGCTCCGACTGCTGCGCATCAAGCTCAGCGGTCAGGCGCTGAAACTCCTCATTCTTCGCATTGACCTCCTGCTGCACCTCCCACAAACGTGTGTTCAGCGCAATATAAGCAGGAATGAGACCAGGCTGCGGGGAAGCCTGCGTCTTTTGAAGCTGCTCATTCAGCCCCGCCAGGGAGGACAGCAAATCCTCCTGGCCTTCTCCTTCTCCGGTCAGAACACTACGCACCGACTCCACATCAGCTTTACGGTTGTTAGTCTCAGTTCGAATTTTTCCATCCAGGCCAGCTAGCTCACGACGGTCATTAACCACAGCGTTGTAAATGTCCGTGTTCTCCGCCAGACGGGCTTCAGAATCAGAAAGCAGCTGCCCACCAACGTGCACCGACCAATCATGGTCCGAATGGTCCGTACGCTTCGGTTCAATCCGCGTCACTGCCAGCGGCACCACGCGACCCCAGATTTCCACGTTGGCAATATCCCCAACCTGAAAATCCACCATCGGCACCCACGGGCCAAGCCCCGCCAAAGTAATATCCGACTCGAGGAAGAAATCACCCGACACACGCTTCGCGGCCTCATCCAGAACACGTTCCACATCCGACGCCGGAACCATGTCCTCACCCTCAGCGGTAACATTCACATCGGCCCTAACGAATCGGCGGAACATGCCACCCACACGCTGGGCGCTGCCGAGACTAGATACGTAGGCCAGCTCATTCCCCGCCGCGCTAGGCTCGTACACATCCTCAAGGTCGACGCCCTCGGGTATCGCTAAGCTGTATTTACCGAACGCGGTAGAGGCGAGCGAGCGCAGGACAGTAACCTGCGCCGAATCAGCAATAAGATAAGGCGTCGCCATCTACGCCACCTCCTTCACCGTCAGCACAATCATCGCGTGCTCAAAAGTCCGATACCCCAGAGTGCGAGACGATTCACCCTCAGTTGGTGTGATATCCACATCCCCAGGACTCATACCTGATGTGGCCTGCGACCAACACCGCACCGGCGCATCCCCCGGCCACCACAAATAAGCACCAAGAATCACACCAGCATTCTCCGCCTGCTTAGACACCGTCTCCCACAAGAAACCATCACGGGCCTCCAGGCTAATCTCTGCCGACGTGTCCGCCTCCGGTACTTCCACCACGTGGTAGGGGTCATCAACCCACTTCACACCATCAGGGTCAGATTGGGTACGCATGGCAGCGTCCAGGGACTCCTGCGCCAAGCGGCGAATCACGAATGCGGCGGGGCCGTGCTTCCACACAAACATGGCGTTCGTTGCAAGCTCCACGCGGGCCATCAGTCGCTTCTGCTGATACTCAATCCCCGACTCATCCGACCCCACCTCGTAGGGTTCTGCTTTCCACCACGCGGCCGGCCACGACACAGACGGAATTGTGTGCCACACGTCCATACAATTCAGGGCGTTGATTGTAATTTCCGACGGGATACCATCATTGTCCTCATCGTTCGCGGTGGCGTGCACAATTGCCCCACCACGGCGCACCACGCGGCCACCAGGGCCAGGGAACGCGGCTAGGAGCATGTAGTCTCCCTCGGCGGTAGGCAATTGGCCGGATGGGTCGACCTTGTCTAGCGCGTCCATCACCAGAAGTTCAGCGACGCGGCTCACCGACCCATCAGGCTCACGAGCAGGAAACTTCACCTGCAGGTCTGCCGACTCCATCCACTGCTCAGGAGTATCCGGCTCCGACGGCATCGGAAGCGTAAACAATGGTGTGCCGTTCGCATCCCCAATTCCGTACCAGCGGCCCTGGGTCTTAACGGTGTAGTCAACGGTCTTTTTCCACGATGCCCAATCGGCCACGCTCACACCTCACAAATTCAGTTAGTCATAAAAAAGGGGAGGCGGGACCACACCTCCGAATGCTTAAAGTCCTCTTTTTAGCTCCACGGGTCAGCAACGCCGAGTGTCCACTCGAGCTGCGCACCCGCCGGCAACACCCACACCCCAGTGTCGCCAGGTGGCACATTCTCAGGGAATGCCCCATCTAGACGGAGAACACGAGGGTTAAGGTCGATGATGGTTTCCTCCGCAGCGCGAGGAAGAGTGAACTTCGCCCCAGAAGGGTTAGTTACCACTCCCCCAGCGCCCCGGTAGCGGATTTTCGGCCATACATTAACATCACCGTGATTCGTCACTGTGACGGTTTCTTTTCCGGTCATCACTGATGATTTAGCCACACCATCAGCACACACAACAGGCACCGCCAGAACCTCAGCGGAACGCCGCCGCATATCAACCGAAACACCCGGCAACACACCGTCCACCACAAGCTCAAACGTCAACGGGGACAATGGATTATCCGACTCGACACTAATCACGCACGGGTTAGACCACGTCGCCGCAGCCCACCCCTGACGCAACCTGCGGTACGTCTCCTCCAGGTCCTCACCGTCACGGGCTTTCAGGTAGAACTCCATCACCGTAGAAATCGGCCCGAAACGCCGCGCCCCCGGCAGCACACCAGCGCCACCAGGGACCGGCAAATCAGACCGGGTTACTTCCGCCTTAAGCGTCTCCAACATTCCATACGGTGCAAGGACCTCTGACTCCTGGTCAGTTCCAGACAGTCGCCACTCGTCACCCAGAGCGGTAATCAACACCACGTTAAGCAATTAGACCCGCTCCTTCCTGCGAGAAACAGCAACATCACTAGCAGACCTGACAATCTTGTACGAACCATTAGTGCCGGCAGTAACCTCCGCTAACAACTCGTCAATCTGGTCCGCCGTGTACATCTTCTCCCCATCAAGGTGGATCGTTGTCTCACGACGAATCTGGTCCCGGACACCCGCGTTCGCGTAAGTCGAGTCCAGCTTCCAATCCACCCCAGCAGCCTCAGCCGCGTCACGATTCGCCTTAGCCGCAGCCAAATACTCACCGCGTAGCTCCTCGTTACCATCAGCCCACGCCTCAGAGGACTGCTCTAACGATTTAATCGTGTAGTCCAGACCCTTAAGCGTGTTTTCCAACGGGGTGGTCTTCTCGTACAGGTCAACCTCAGACGTGAAGTCCTCAACCTGTCGGGCTAAATCATCCCTCTGGTCTCGAGCATCATAAATCGGCTTCAGCGCATCATTGACTCGTAGTGCCATTTCAGCCTGCGCCAACTCCGGCATACGTGCACGCAAAACATCCATCGGGTCGTCGCCACGATAGGCAGTACGCCCCATCAGTTTCAGCGTGCGGTCCAGGTTGCCCTGGTCGATGTTTGCCCCAGTTGCTCCAGCTACCGCATAAAGCGCCTGCTGCAAAGCATCATAGTGAGACTTCTGGCCACGATACTCATTAGAACGAGACCCCGGCAGATTCAGGAAAGCACCCACACGACCCAGCTTGTTCTGGTCCATGGACTGCTTAACTTCAGCCATTTCAACCATGAGCTTCGCAATCTCGGCGGTGCCAGTAGCATCCTCTAACTCTATGCCCGCCACCTGGGCGGACATGCGAATCAGACGCTCCTGAGCCTTGAGCAGGTCCTGCTGATTACGCACATTCTGACGCTGCGCCTCAGCCAAGGCGGCTTCTGCCTTAATCTGGTCAAGACGGGCAGAAACTTCACCCTTCAAAGCCTCAGCGCGTGCCTTCTCATACGTAAACAGCGCGGAAATAGCCGTATCGGACCATTCCTCCAGCACGCCCTGAGCCTCCAAGGCCCGATAGGCCATATAGGAATCCCAGTCCTCATGCAGACCCATCATCTTCAGCTGCGCGGCAGTCGCACCGCGTCGAATCTCCTCATCCAGAGCAAGACGCGCCTCAGCAACCTGCAGCGCCCCTTCTGCTTCCGCAATGTAGCGGTCATGCTGCGCCAGCATAAGGTTGTACTCGGCTTCGCGCTGCTCATTAGCACCACGAATCAGAGCCTGCTGCAACGAGGTAACTCTGCTCTGCAGGTCCACCACCAGCTTCGCATAATCCGCACCGATGGCCCAGCCATCAGCAAGCGTCTTAAGCGCATCCAGGCGGGCCTTACGCACATTGGCGATAATCTCCTTAACTTTAGCGACCAGCTTCTTGATTGCATCAATAATCGTCTTGACGATAGAAATAGCAATCTTCAGCATGTCGAGAGCCATACCCAGAGTGATACCAGCAGGACCAATAAACGCCGCCATAGCAGACAATCCGCCAGTAAATTGCGCCAATCCGGCACCTACCGCAGCGGCAGGAACACCGAGACTAACCATCTGGTCCGCAAATTTCTCCGCCATAGGGATAAGGCCAGTGACCTGCTCCTGCGATACCAAAACAATATTGTCCAGGTCCATGGCTTGCTGCTTCTTAGCAGCGACCAGTTCCTGCTCCGCCTTCGCTACGGCATCGTTAGCCTTAGCGACCTCCTCGGCATGCTTTTGGGCGTTCTCCTTCGAACTCTTGTCCACCTCCTCCCGAGTATCCTGGAGCTTCTTTTCTGCCTTAGCTACCTTTTCAGCAGCCTCAGCCCGCTCCGCTTCAGACGACGCCTTAGCCTGTTCTGCCTTAGCATCATCCAGCGCTTTTTGCGCATCGTCGATTTTCTTCTGGTCGCCCTCGGACACCTCTACAGGTTTCTGCTGTACTTCAGCAGCGGCCTGGCGAGCCTCCTGGAGCGCCTTCTCCTTGTCGACGATGGCGCCCATGTTCTTAGCGGCTCGAGAACGGGAATCCCACAAGGCATCCTCACCATCAAGAACCGACCTAATTACGTCAGCTCCGGGAAGGTCAATGCCCAAATCAAGAACACGACGCACACCCTGACGGGCGTTAATACCCTCAATGCTGTTGTAATCACCAGCCTTAGACAACCAGGCCTGCGTATCATCAACAGCCTCAGCAATCGCCTTAGTCTGCCCCTCAATCGCTGGAACCAGGTCACCTAAGATGCGAACTAGACCCGACACGCTGTCCCACTGATAATCGTTCAGCACCGGCTCCGGCTTGCCTGACAGGTTCTGAGCAAACCCTCCATGCGGCAACCAACCACCCTGGTCATAGAGCTTCGACAGTTCAACCACACCACCAGAGGCATAACCGTGGCCTTGTCCCCACATGGTGGTCAGGTCAGTACCATACCGGGACTTATAGTAGCGCAGAGACGCATTCATATTCGCCCACGGGTCACGACGGTCATTAGGCAGCTCAGGGTCACGGTGAGCCTCGAACGTACCGGGGATGATTTGCAGCAAGCCCACACCAGCGGAATCGCCAGTACCGTTAATATCTACAATCTGCTGGCCAATATTCGGGTCACCGCCGGATTCAGATTGAATCTGGGCAATCATCGCGTTCACCTGTGCTGGGTCGTCCGCGTTAAAGCCTTGACGGCGCATAGCCGCCATGGCCATTTCACGCCAGGACTCAGCGCTACCCGAGGTTCCTCCCGCGCCCGAGTAATCACCCGCTTCGTCGGCCTTGCCAAGGATGAAGTCCTTAGCGGAACCCCACATTTTCTCGAAGAAGGCGCTAGGGAGGCCCCCAATAATGCCAGGTGCATTAAAGCCAGAGATTTTCCCTTTGACTTTATCGATAATTGGGTTGAACAGGTCAGTGACCCTTTCACGGATGGAGCGGAATACGGCCTTGGCTCCGTCCCAGACCATCTCGACCATATTTTTAGGGTCACCCAACGGCTGCTGGGAGGCCACGTGAACGTGATTCCGGTGTTCGTTCATTGTCCCCGCGCCGTAAAAACTGAAGCCGTCGCCCACGTCCTTGCCGTGCTTCACGTTGTGGTTGAACGGCGAGTGAATCAGCTCGAGCAGTCCTTTACCATAATTTGAGTAAAGATTTTGAGCTGCGGATTGCATTTGTGGAGTCGTATCCGTGCTATTCGAAAAGTCGACCGCCAGGCCTTGGCCGTGGTAGTCGTTACTGTTTCGGAGCGTCGACGTGATCGTCATCATCGGGTAATACTTATTCACCCAATCAGTGATCGAGCCGATAACACCGCCGGAATAGAATCCGCCGAGGTCTCGTTCCTTCCCGTACAGGAAGTCTCGTACCCCGCTAACTCCGCCTACACGCGCAGCCGAGTTAATACCGTCCACCCACCCGGATCCGAGCACCCGGCCCGCCTCCGGGCGGAGGATCGGCTCTCCACCCGACAGTCCGATACGCATACCAGTATTCGGCTCGATGAAGGTGTACGGGTCACGGCCAGGCGTATACCCCGGCAGAATACCGCCGGTAGCAAATTTAATTTCCTGCAGCTCATCCAAGCCAACGAGACCGGCAACAGCGTTCCATGCCTTACGAATACCGCCGTTGTAGACCACGTCGACCACGAACTGGACCGGGGCCTTGGTCTTTTCCTTAATGCCGTCCCAAATACGGCCAATGTTATCGACTGTGGTGCGGAACCAGCCCTTGAGCACGTCCAAGCCATGGCGGAACGGCCCCAATACGTTCTCATCCACCCACACCCAACCGGCATGCAGGCGGTCGGACATCCAATTCCACTTGTCAGCAATCCAGTTGATTACATCCAGGATGTTGTTCCAGAGAATCTTATACCCGTCGATGGCACGCAGGATGACATTTTGGTAAATCCAATTCCACACGTTGGACAACAGGTTGGACATCCAATTCCACTTGTCACCAATCCAGTTAATGACGTTCAGGATGTTATCCCACATAATCTTGTAGCCATCGATGGCGCGGAGAAGGACATTCTCCCAAATCCATCCCCATACCGTGGAAAGAATCGAAGACAGCCAATTCCACTTATCAACAATCCAATCAATCACGGACTGGATAGACGGCCACAAGACATTCTGGAAAGCATCCACCATGGGGTTAAGGACGTTGTCCCGAATCCATCCCCACACTGCGGAGAACTTATCCGACAGCCACTGCCAAGCATCACCAATCCACTGGAACACGCCCTGCAGCGCAGGCCACAAGGTGTTCATCGCAAAATCGGATAGTGCCTGCCACACCGGCTGGATAACATTCTCCCACGCCCACTGAATACCAGACGAAAGAAGATTCCAAGCGACAAGCAAGGGAGACAAGACTACCGTGGCGATAACACCAATCGTGATTTTCGCCAGCTCCAAAATCCCGTTAAACACCGGCTGAATAACGTTCTCCCACGCCCAGGAGATTCCATCCCACAGGGCAGTGAAAGCATCACCAACGAAGCCCAGAATGGATTCAACAACAGGCCAGAAGTTCTCCTGCAGGAAGGTCAAGAACGTGCCAATCCACTCCGACACAGTAGTGAATGCCGCAGCCGCCTTTTCACCCAGCCACGTGAACGCTCCAGCAACCTTTTCGACTATGGCCTGTGCAATTTCCTGAATTGTCTCGATAACCGGCGCCATCGTTTCACGCGCCTCACGAAACTTTTCAACCGCGCTATCCCACAGGTCCTTCGCCCAATCGAAGAAACCGGACATCTTTTCCTTGACGGAATCCCAACCAGACTTAAGCACATCCATGAATTGAGACCACAGTTCCTGGCCTGTTTCCGTCTTTGTGAAAAACCACGTCAGACCGGCTACGAGTGCAGTAACAGCCGTGATGATAAGCCCAATCGGGTTAGCCTTCATCACTGTATTCAAGACCTTCTGCGCTGCGGCAGCGCCCTTAGTAGCCGCCTCCCACAGCTTCGTGGCCTTCACACCAGAAATAAGCCACTTGACGAACCCGCCGGCAGCCATAATCTTCTGATATTTCATCCACGCCTTATAAGAACCAACAAGTACGCCAACCGATACGGCCAGTGAACTAATCCAGTCCTTATTTTTCAGAATCCACTCGGCTGCGTCTTTGAGCCACCCCACTACAGACTTCAGGACATCCCGAGTGACCTCCAGGGCTGGCTTAATCGTCTCCATGACACGCTTAGCAGCCTCAACCCCGTCATGGATAGCCGGCACCATGTAGGTCTTAAAAAGGTCAATGCCTGCATACGTCCAGTCGGTAATCTTCTCCGCTGCTGCGCCAATTAGCGGATTAAGCTCCTCCAACATAGACTTCGCCGCATTATTAAATGCCGACTTCATATTCGTCAGGCGACCGGACGTAGTTTCCGCCATCTCGCCCATCACGCCAGACATGGAAGCCACGTCACCGGCGATACCTTCCGAGCCTTCACGGATACCCTTGGTGAGGGCGTCGATTCCTTCCTCTGCGGAGACTTGACCGCTGGAAATCATCTTCTGCATCTCTTCGGTCGTGACACCGAACTCGTTCGCCAGAATAGTCAAGCCCTGCACGCCACCCTGTGACAGGGAGTTAATCGTGTCCATGGAAATCTTGCCTGATGCGGCAGCCTTACCGAACGCATCGGCCATAGAGTTCAACGCCTCTTCGCCCTTACCAGACGCAGACGCGGCCTCACCCAAAGCGGTGACAATCCCAGCAGTCTTATCTGCCTCCACGCCGAAAGCAATGAGATTCTTACCAGCACCGGCCCACGCATCAAACGAATACGGTGTGTTCTGGTTCGACTCTTCCAGCTCCCCCATCACCTTGGTGGCTTCCTCAGCCGAGCCCATCAGAATGCCCAGAGAGGCGGTCGTATCTTCAATAGAGGTGACCTTATCAAAGCCCTCCTGCAGCGTTCCGGCAACACTGTTGATACCGGCAAGTCCAACGGCGATACCACCAATCTTGCCCAGCGGCTTCAGCATGCCTGCGAAGCGTGCCCCCCATCCCTCAGCCTTATTGGAGGAATCCTCCATGGCTGCGTCCAAGTCGGAGAACTCGCCGCCCATCTTGGACAGCTCCTCCCGGGTCACGCCGAGCTGATCGGCCAGCTCGTCTTGCGCCTGGTCGTAGCGCGACATGGTGGACTGCAAGTCGTCAAGCTGATTTTTGTGCTTTTCTTCGGCAACACGAGTATTAACCTCGGCCTGCTCCAGCTTTTCCGTCTCGCCAATCAGACGTGCTTTCGCTTCCTTGACCTTAGCCAGCTCAGCAACGCCCTTGTCGCCCTTTTCGAGGGCCGCCTGGTATTTTTCTTCCGCGTCCTGCAACTTGAGGGTTGCGGCCTCGACTTTTTCCTTTTGCGCCGCCTGCTTGGATGCTGACTTCTCATATGCGCGGTCTAGGTCCTGAAGCTTAGAGGAGGAGGCTTTAACCTGACGCTCCAGGTTCTCAACCCCCGACCCCAGGCCTTCAGACATGGCTTTACCGGCGCGCTCACCAGAAGCCTTAGCTGGCTTCTCCAAGCGCTGCGCAAACTCCTTAGACATGCCTTTGAACGTTGGAATAACCGGGACTGATACGAAACCAGCAGCCATATTAAAAACCTCTCATCCCCCACCGACTAGGTGGGATTCAAATCCTCAAGCATGCGCAAAGACTCCGCCTGCGATGACTTAAACGATTTACCGGAACCATCCGACAGAACACGACGCCGGTCCTGCCCCATACGCTCACGCTTCTCCGCGGCGATACGCGCCTGCTCTGCCTCCTGCTCTAAATCGGTAGGAGACTTCAAGAACGGGTGCTCAAATCCCTTATCCATCTGACTCGTCTGGAACAACGCAACAGCCAACGCCGCCTTATCCGCAGGCTTAATATCCATGCGCTTAGCGCCAACACGAGACTCAGGGCGCTCCAACAAATCCTGATACAACGCCACAACACGCCGTGTAGACAGTGGCCCCTCGGGGTCGAGCCAATCGCGCACATCCAAACCAATGCGCAGCAAATCAACCTCAAGAAGGTCAATATCTTCTATCGCATGGGCGGCCAGGGCGAGCTTAAAAATACTCAACCCACAGGCCTCAAGATAAGCCTTCAACTGCTCACCCAAACCCCCAGATAGCATGGCAGCGGTCATGGATTTCACCCGCGACGATTCATCATACAAACGCCACAACAAACGCGGATTCTCCAACATCTGCCCCAAGTCCTCAAACCCGAGAAACATTGGGTCACGCCGCGCCCTATAACGAACACCACCGCAGGTGAACTCCACCCAAGCACCCGGCTCATCCTCAAGAATCAGCCGGGCAGACATTACTTATCAGCCAACTCCGTGCCACGCTGAACAACCGGCCCAATAACCTCATGCAAGTCCTTACGAGTAGCGCCAGTCCAATCCAACAACTTACGGGTCTTAGCGGTCAGCTGAGCCATCAGCATGCCCTCAATATTGCCCTCATGCGCCAGGGACGATACAGACGCCGGCAACATATCGCGGTCAACAATAACCTCAATATCTACCTTCACACCGTTAATCAGCTCAACCTCACGCTCGGTGTAAATACCGTCAGCAATCTGTCCCTCACCGCCAGCATTCTTAGAGGTCTCGTTCTTCACGACCTCAACCTGGTCAGTGTTCTTCTTCTGTGCCATGGTGATTCCTCCTATGGAATTAAATACGGCCCCGCACTCTACGGGGCCAAACAGGGCGGTGATTCCTAGACAAAAAGTCTTAGGTAGGGCCTTACGCGGAATCACCACGAAAAGACGCAAGGCCCATCAAAGAATTAACTACGCTTCGGCGTCAGCCTCACCGGTGCCAGCGTCACCAGTGGTCTCACCGGAGTCAGCCGGAGCAGACGGCTCATCCGACGGACGAACACCCTCATTGTTGTTCTCCGCAGTCTCACCAGTCTCCGGGTCCTCGTACTCATGCAGGGTCACGTCGCCAGACTCATCGTCGGTGACAACCATGGCGGTCAGGCCATTGGAAGAAGCCTGCGGGTGGAATGCAGTGCCGGCCTCAATCTGAGCCTGAACATCTGCAACATCCTGGAAGACCTTCTCTTCAACGCGAACCACAGAGCCATCCTCTCCGACGATGTAGAAACGCTCCTCGTAGTAGCGCTCATCGTCACCATTGTTGAACGTAATCTGAACCGGGCGGGCCTGCGGGTCCTTAGCGGTAACACGCTCGTTAACCACCAGGTCAGCCTTCTCACGGGAAACCCAGATACGAACCAGGCCGGAGGTGAACTTGTGAACAAACGCCACATAGCCCTTAGCAACCTGGTCAGAGTGCTTGCCGTAGGTGGTGCCATCCTGAACCACAGCGCCAGGGTTCTCGATGTAGCGCATGACCGGGGAGCCTGCGATACCGTCCACCGCGGCGGTGATAGCGCCAGCGGTGTAGGAGGTGGAGGACTGGCCACCGGTCAAGTTGGTGGTATTGGAGGAAACCTCACGAGTGTGGGCATGCTGAGAATCAGTAGGCTCCAGGCCAAGGGATTCCCACTCGCCGACAAACGCGCCGGTCTTCTTATCAATAATCGGGTCATCAGAGAAGTTGACCAGTACCTCACGGTCCTCAAGGACGCGAAGGTCAAGGCCAACACTACGATTCTGAGCCATTGTTATCCCCTTTCAAAGGACATAAAAATAACCACCCCGACCTTCGAGGTGGTGTACAAAAATGTGCGGATTAATTTGTTCGCGCCGACGACCGGAAGAACAGCTTGCCGATACCGACCGACAAACTCATCGTCGAAACAAACCCAGTTGGCTGATATGACGGACCAGACCCAAAGAACTTCGAATCAGGCCGCGACACACCAAGACCAACGCCAGTAATTCCCTGGGTCAAAGCCGTGTAAAGACTCCGCCCATAGCGACGCACCATCATATGGTCCGGCCCGTACACGCTGACCTTCACGAGGTCACGCGAATGCGCGGAATCATCTACATCTTGCACGTCACTACTGACCACAATGGCTAAACCATCCTGGTGACAGTTGTAACCATCCGGCAAGAAATGAAGATGAACCATGTCATGGTCCGCTTCCGGGATGAGCCGCAGTACGTGCTTGTGCACCAAGGCAGGCGGGTCAGGAGTTACCCCAAAATCAGGAAGCATCCTTCACCGCCTTAGTGACAAAACCGTCCTTGGCCTGCTTAGAAACAGCACCAGGGTGACGCACGGTCACTACATGCGTAGGGCGGTTCGTGCCGCGAGTAGCATGGGTGATTTTCACAACGTCACTGCCCTCGCGGAGGAAGGCTTTATCGCGAGAGGAAAGCTCATTGACTTCGGGCCAGCGAAGTTCAATGTATTTTTTCACCTGCTCTGCCTTTTTGCGGGATGCTTCTTTCACCTGGGGCTGCTTCGCCATCTGTTTAAAGAGCTGAGAATAGTTAAGCGACACCGTCACTCACCTCCCCACGCTCCACGATGAACACAACCTTCGGCTGATGCCACGACACCACAGGACGCCTGCCTACGCTGTAATCAAACGAGCGACGCTGCTGCACCGTATAGTCCTCACCTCGAATGGTGACCGTATCCCCATCAGCCACCACCGTCCCCGGCGGGGCAAGCACCTGCAGCTTCGAAATATCCCCATGAGTAAACCCGTCGCCCTTAACGACCTGGTCACCTGCTGGGGACACTACGCAGTGCTCAATCACACGGCCCGGCGCGTACTGCGGCCGGCCACGATGGTCACGGCCCACCATGCCACCCTTAACCGTAATAGGCTCACCGGCTTGGTCTGGGCGAATCATGGTGACCACCTCTCCGGCCATCGACGTGGGCGTGGGAAACGGCCACGGGCACCGCGATGCCACAGGCCAAGAAGTTTCAGTAGCTCGTCTGTGAGTCGAACCCCGCCCCATGAGACAGAATCCACATCAGAGAACGTCACCGAATCCGACTGTGGGCCTGTGGTGGAAGAAATGGACCGCATACCGGTATTCGTGCCCACCAGAGTCGCAGCAGACACCATCTCGAGCACCGCACGACGTGCCGCAGCTTCCAGCCACGGGACTGTTTCCAGCTCCGCGTGGAAGTCACGCCCGGCGCGCAGAAACGCCACCTCAATCAGCTCTATTGAATCATCAATAAGAACCTCGAGGCGCTGCTTTTCCACGTCAGTGAGTTCTCGTGGAAGGCGGTCAGCCACATACTCTACGTCAATATCAAGCACGGCTAACCTCCCTAACTGCTACTGAGTAGCGGCGATAATATATTTCTTCGACAAGCCCTTAGTCACGATTCCCTGCGCCTCCGCATACTTACGCCATTCATCAAGAGATGCGGCCTTAGCTGGGCGAGGAACATCACCTTTGCCAGGTTTACCCGCGGGCTTGCCTTCCGCGGCGGGCTTGTCTACTGGTTTACGTGCAGCTGACTTCTTTTCAGTCTTGTCAGGCGCGTGAGAAACAGCACCGCAGCTGTCCAACCACCGAGCCGTTTCATCATCCACCTCAACGACAGCGCCCGGAGAATACAACTTATCCTCCGGACTCCAATGCTTCGCTAACGTGACCTTCACCATTAGGCGATACCGGTCAGCTTAACGACAGCCTTCGGATTATCCACCGCGATAGCGCGCTTACGCACCAGGTCAGAACGCCAGGACATGGTAGGTCCACCAAGCTCAGACTGGCCACCCTCAGAGTACAGAGGAGTTGCGGTCAGCGGCATGGTGTCGGACTTGAAGCCCACACCCTGAGCCTCGAACACGTAGGCATTGCCCGGTTCAATCAGGCGGGAAGTAGCAACACGCAGCGTGCCGAACAGTTCCGTGTCACGCAGTCCACCAAAGATGGAATCACCATTCTGGTTCAGGAAGATGGGGTTATCCAGAGCAGCGGCACCAATGTAGTACTTCTGCATCTGCTCGTTACGAATCAGCTTCGTGTAGGAAGCCGGGTGCAGCAGGATGGTGTTCGGCTCATAGTCGAACTGTCGGTTCAGGTCATCACCCTCATGGGCGGACTGGACCAGCTCCACAGCATCAAAAACATCCTTGACAGGGTCGCCACCGGTCCACGGTGCGGAAGCCTGAAGCTCAGGAACCTTAGCGGACTCAAACACACCAAGTACCGCGTTAATACCGTGACGAATAACGGTCTTTTCCAGGGCCTGAATGTGGCGGTTAACCTGGTCAACCTTATTCTCGTTGCGCATCTCGTAAGAAATGCGGATAGCCTCACCGGACTTAATTCCGTAGGCAGCACGCAGTGGGCCAAGCTCCGGGGAAGAAACAGGAATCTCACCAAACTCGGCGATTTCCTCAGCATCATCAGCAAGATACTCAGCTGCGGCCTCACGGAAAGCCACAACACCCTTATTCGCCTCAGCCTGGCGGAAGAACAGGTCCTCCAGGAACTGGCCCTGCAGGCCATCAACAACACGCTGAGGGATGAAGGTCGGGTCCTCCATCATCTCGGACACGGTCAGCTTCGGGCCATCGTAGGCACTAGTAATAAGCTCACTCATTCTTATTTCTCCTTCTTAGAAAAGTTGGGTTAGCCCGCAGATGCCGGAGCAATAACAGGGGTCACGAGGGTGGTACGCACGGTCTTACCGTCACCATTTCGGGCGGCAACACCTACAAGCAGGGAACCAGAGGTGGATACCTTGCCATCAGCAGCGGCATAAATAGGGGTGCCCTGCTTAATCTCAGCTGCGTCACCATCAACTTCAAGCGGCACGGTAGCCGGACCAATGTGCACGGCAACGATTTCCGGCGCGCCGAGCGCCAGGGTGTTTTCCGGCTGCTCATCCTTAGGGGCGGCAGCATTCTCAGTTACGGCACCAAATACCGGGCCGGCTGCTTCAGCATGCTTTACACCGTTCTCGCCTACCTGAACGAGACGGAACTTAGTGACATCTTCTTCGGCCTTGTAGCTAATCGGGCCGGAACGGAAAGTAGGATTCGACATTACTTCTTCTCCTTAGTGAAAATTCTTACGGGTCAGGAAACCAACCTTGTCGGCCTTAGCACGCACAGTCTTAGCCTCATCCGGCTCCGCGTCCTTGCCGTAGCCAATCTCCGCACGCGGGATAGTGCCAGCAGGGTTAGAACCGTAGATGTCACGAGCGGCCTCAGCGTCACGCTTCATCGCCGCAATCGCCTTAGCACGACGGGCAGCAGAAATACGGCCTTCCTTAATCCAGCCATCCACCTCGGCTACGAGGCTTGCTTCCTTCTGCTGCTCCATCGCCTTCCAGCCGTGCTGCGCAGCGGCCTTCAGCTCAGAGTAGGTTTCAGCATCCAGGGTGACAGTGTCCTCTGCTGGTGCGGCAGGTTCCGGGGCAGTCTCCTGCGTGGTTTCTTCCTCAGTGTTAGCTGCGGCCTTCACCGTGACAGGAACGGTCAGCTCTACCGGTTCACCAGAACCACCGTTAACGGCAACAGTGAACTGAACCTCAGTGTCTGGTTCAACATTCGACGGGGCGGTCACCTTGAGCACACCAGTGTCCTCGGCAACCTCACCAGCCCAACCATTCGGAGTGCCAGACAGATCGAACGTGACACCCGCCGGGACGTCCTCGTTTGGCGCAACCTGAACTTCACCAGTAGGAACAACGGTATTGTTCTCCGGGTAGGTCAGGTCAACAGTGGCGGTCACAGTAACCTCCTCATTAAAAAAGCCGGACAGCTTCTCACGAAGCACATCCGGCTCAACGCCCAATTCTTGGGCGAGATTCTTGATGCTCATCGCATCTCCTTCCTGCCCATCACTGGGCGTAGTAGAAACGTCCCCCGATTCCGACCGGGTGACAGGCGGCGGCGGAGCCGCAGCCCGGGTTTCAATCTCAGGAACACCACGGCCCCCCGCGTGCTTATCGAACCGCGAGCGCTGCGACGCCATCACCGCGTGACGCTTCTCAGCACGCACCGACTTCTCCAGCTCATCAACACCATCAGCCAGTCCAGCCTCCACGGCCTGTTCGGCGGTGAAGGTAGTGTCCTTCTTCATAAGCTCACGCCAATACGCAGGCTCCTGACCTGTCTTCTCGGCGTAAATGGTGGCCAGGTTGTCCGTAATCTGATTCAGGTCTGCAGCGAGCTGCGCCATCTCCTCCGAATTGCCCATCCCCTGCGACCACGCACCATGAATAAGCAGGCTCGAGTTAGGCGACATGATAAGACGGTCCGCGCCACCAACCGCGATGAACGATGCGGCAGACGCAGCCATACCGTCCACGTACACCGTCACCACATCTGGGTATCGGCGTAGCGCATTAAGAATCGAGATTCCCGCGTAAACATCACCACCAAACGAATCGACGCGGACAGAAAGTGGCCCGTCCGCGTCGTTCAGCTGGTTAACGATGTCTTTCGCCTGAACCTCAAACCCAATATCTCCGTAAATAAGAATCTCGTTCAACGGATTCACTCCCTAGGTTCTTCAACGGTTTTAACGTCAGTAGGTATCTCGTCCTGAGAACTCAACGTGACACCCATCTGCTCTTCGAGCTGTTGACGCTGCTTCTTAGACTCCAGCGCGTCGGTCAGTTTCTGCTTCGGTGGCAGCGTGTACCGACGCCGCAGGTCCTCCTCCAGGTCCTTATCACCAAGAATCAACCCGGCATTCTTCAAACCAGCAAGGTCCGCAGCACTAATTTCCTTCTTCGAAGCAATCGGGTCAAACGTCACCCTCGGCACCAAACCAGTATGTTCAGGGAAAGCAACCCGAACTAGGTCCTCCACCACATGCTGGGTAGCAATATCTGCTAACCATTCCGCAGTGGTCTGCAAAGACTGGATAAACAAATCCGATTGGGTTTCCGCCAGAGCATACGAGCCACCCTTACCCTCAAGGTTCAGGAAGTGAGCCAACACGCTCTTAGCAATCATCGAATCATGGTAATTAATCGCCTCACGCGGCGACACTAACTGCCCCGACGTACCCAACAACTGCAACTTCGCACCTGTTGGAATCGACGCACCAGAATGCACACCAGCACGAAAACCCTCAACAATGGACTGACCATCCTCAAGGTCCTTATCCGGGTCAGCAGCCACATCCGAACCCGTATACACAGGCACACCCATACCATTACGGTCCAAAGTGTTCAGCTCCAGGCGCAGAAGCGAATCGCGTAACTTCCAATGCTTATACGCCGCCCGCAACACAGACTTACCAAGCCACTGCGAGCCTTCATCATCAAAGACATAAGCCACAAGACGATCCACCGGAATGGTGCGGGCATCATCCACACGGGAACCAGACGCCAGCGGGGTCTGACGAATCGACGACAGGCCACCATCATCATCCACATTGATTTGGTCAATCGTGCCCGGCCAGCGCGGCGCCAACTTCACCAAATGCTCACGCCCATCCAAACCAGGCTCATACACCTGCTCGAAGAACATGTGCCCAAACTGCATGGCCTTCAACGCCTGCTCCAGGTGCTTCTCCCACGACACGCGGCCAGTACGCGGCGCAAACGGCTTATTCGGGTCCTCACCCTTAGCACGCAAACGCAAGTCCTCACACACCGCGGCAACAATCTCATCCGGCGCACCATTCGGGTCCACAAACCACGTAGCACGACGAATCGGCAACGTCACCGCACGAAGCACCGACGTAACCTGCGCATCCTCACGCCCCATCTTCGCAAACACCTTAGCGGAATGAGGGAACCGAAGCTCCCAATTATCCTCCGCAAGCGCAAAGTTACGGGTGGCCCGCGCATGGCCAACCTCACGCATATTCAAACCAGACATGCCGGCCACCTCCTTAGAAACTCATCTCAGCAACACGACGCCCACGCTTAACGCCACGCGCCGCACTCACATGACGCCGAGTCCGCTTAACATCAACCTCGACATCACCAACACCAAATTCCTGCAACCCCCACACCGCCAACGAAGCAGCCACAAGAACAGTCACATCACCCGAATAACGGTCAAGACTGCGATAACGCCCATTCTTAGAACGCTCCTCAGCAACCCCAAGCGCATCCAACCAACGCTGCGAACCATCATGCGCAATCCGCTTCTCCGCCCACATGCGAAGAAACAGCTCATAGGCTTTCGATACTTGCGCACCGCTTAGTGTTTCCGGTGCCACGCCAATCCCCCGCAAAGGCTCCACCAGCGTAGAACACTGCCCGGAAGGGTCTAATGCCACCGCGGACGGGTCATTCAGCTTCACAGTCGCGCCAACCTTGTCGACAACCAGGGCACGGTCAAACTCCTCATACGGAGCCAACGACAGATAAACCTTCTCCCCCCACTGCGCGGCAGACACAACACCAACAGACTCACCATCAGGGGTAACATCCACAGCCAAACAAGACTCTCCCAAAGCAGACGGCATCAAAGCAGAAGCAGACGACCACGCCTCAAAATCAATAACTGGGACAAAGTCATCGACCACGTCACCATCACGCGGCACCCACTCGCCCTGCCCCAACGTCTCCACAAGAAACGGCTCCAACAGTGCCTCCGAGCCACGAGCCGACGCAGCCTCAGAACGAACTTCATCCAACTGCACACCAGGACGCGGCTCATTCACCAACGACGGATTAGCCTTCACCCACGTCGACTCTTCAAACGGATCATCATCCGGCTCACGGCACCACTCCTTAAAAAGCATGCCGTCAGCACCATCCAACGCGGCCCAACGCTTCGCCGAGAAAATCGCACCATGGAAATGCTCACGAATGTTCACCGGCGACGAAATAAACACCTTCTGTGCATTAGGCCGCGCCTTCGTCGTGTTATTCATCGCCGCATAAACCTCGCTCGGGAGGTCAAAACACTCATCAAAAATCAACCAGTCAAACGACAAACCACGACCAGTTTTCTTAGTGCGCGTGCGGTAATAAATCTTCGCCTTATTCGGGAACTTAATAGCATCCTTGCCATTACCAAGCACCGGCTTAGGGAACTCGCCCGGATGCTCATCCTCCCACCACTCCATGAGGGCAGGGTTAGCTTCAATAACATCCCACAGGCGGTCACGCGCATCCATAGCGGTATCCAGGAAGTGCGCCGAATGCATGATGCGCTCCGCACCACACAAGTAGATAGCTACCAGCTCCAGGGCAACAAGGTAAGTTCCCTTACCGTTCTGGCGAGCTAGTGCGGTAACTACCTCACGCGAGGACCACATACCCTCATCAGTCTGCAACAACGTATCGCGCAGCAGCTCTTCCTGCCACGGATACAAATCAAGACCCGCCCAACGAACAAACTCACAAGCCTTATCCGCAAACTCACGGTCACCAGTAGGAACATTCTGATGAGTAGGCTGTTGGCAACCAATCAGCCACTCAGGTTTAGCCACCACACACCTCCATCATCTACTTCACCAGCTTGAAACCGCCGAACTTATCGCCCTTCGGACCAGAATCCTCCCGCGCAGCATGAGAACGCTGACCAAACAAGTCCGGGCGTTCCTTAATCCAGCCACGAATCTCCGCCGAAGCCATACGCTCCACCTTCACCGCCGGATGCTCAATCGGCTCCCCCGATTCTTTAGCCGCAACAGGGCCTTCCTCAGCAATAATCACGCGAGCTTCACGAACACGCCCAATCAACTGCGCCACAATTTTGACAGCACGGGCATCAAACTCATTCAGCTCCCTACCGTCCGCTAAACCTTCCTCTAACTCGTCAAGGGTCATAGCTTAGGCAACCTCCTAACAGGCCGTCAGAGGGCCATACAGGCCCCAAAAAATACGAATCTGAACGGGGAGAGAGACGGGCTGACTGAGCGGGGCCAAAGGGGGAGTCAGGAGACGGACCCCGCCAAGATTTTGGTGGGGCCGGTCAATTAATTTTCATGCCCAGATGAATCCGTCACTCTTCGATGCGGGCTTTTGTTTCTTTACCGGGCGGGGTCGGTCCCATGCTCCGCCTGAGCGGTTGCAGGTGCGGTGGAGGAGTCTGGTGGCTTTGGTGGCCTGCTTATTCTCCGCGTATTTGAGTGCGTTTCCTGGTCCGTGGTCGGCTTCGAGTGCTGCTTTGTCGAAGTTTTTGGATGCGGTCTTGAACATTGGTTTGCCGCATTCTGGGCATGGTGTGCCGTCTTTGAGTTGTGCTAGGAGTTTGCGGCGTTGTTTTTGGTGTTGGGTGCCGTAGCCGCGTTGTGTTGTGGTTTGTGCTGGTTTTGATTTTTTGTCGTACCAGGCGGCGGCAATTTTGAGCATGTGTTTAGGTCGTTCGCGTTTGCAGCGTTTCATCACGACGTCTTTGCCTGGGTCGATGGTGATTATTTCCGCGCCGGATTCTTGGTATTTGGCTAGCAGGCTGGCGCTTGGTGTGGAGTGGATTATCCAGACGTTGAATGTGTCGTCGTGTTTGTTGATGGCTGTGTCTATTGCTGCTTGGCGTGCTTTTTGTGTGACGCTTTTGATGTGCGTTTCATGCTCGTGGTTTGCGGGTTTTAGTCCTGCGAGTGTGTTGGCGAGTTCGTCGTAGTCGATGGTGATGTCGCCTGGTTTGCGGTGTTCGCGTATGTAGGTGGATTTGCCGGCGGCGGGTCTAAGGAGGCCCCGTGACTATGTGGATGGTCATGGGGCCTTCCTCCTTTCTTTGTGCCTTGTTCCGGTCATGAATCGGTGGCCTGCGCCTCAGTGTGTTGTTCAGAGTGCTCTAACTTCTCAATGTTTGATTGATAGTTTGCAAGGTTGAGGTGGCTACAAGGCTTGGTGTCTTGTTCCGGTCTTGAGCCGGTGGCCTGCACTCGGGGTCTGAATTTGTCCTGGTGGATAGGTGGTGAGTCAGGCGACAAGACTTGGTTAAAACGACGAAAACCCCCAACGTGTGTTGAGGGTATAATTTGTCGTCGCGTCGATTATAGCACATTTGTGGGCACGTGCATTCTTTAGCCGTCCATTATTTGGTTTCCTTTAGTCTGAGGTTTTTCGAGTTTGAATAGGTCGTCAGCGTCTGCTGGGTACATTTCAATTAATGTATTGCTAGACGGGTTGATTACGACAACCCTACCTGGGTGGATTCGCCTGTACTTGTCTCCGTTTCTGAATTTGATATGTAGCAGTTCGTCGCCTCCTTGTTTGGCTTTCACGTCGATTGACGCGCCGGGGAAGGTGTACCGGATTAGGTCTACAACCTTTTTGCTTTCTTCGATGGTGCAAGGTTTCGGTATGAGGATGAGGGCGTAGCTGTTGTTTTGTGGTGTCCCCCGCCGGATTAGGTCATTTCCCCATTTGTTTATTGCGTGGGCGTGTTTTGATACTCGTGTCATTTCGTTTCCTTTTTCGCGTGGTTGAGTGCTTCGGTGAGTAGGTATCCTCCGCGTCCGTTGGGCATGGTGGTGCGGGTGATGTGGCCGCGTCTTGCCCATCCTCGGATGGTGTCGGCGGTGGTGGGTATGCCTCGTGCTCGTAGTTGTCGTGCTATGTGTTCTGCTCCGTGTCTGGGTTCGGGTTGTTTGGCGATGGTGTTGGGTTCGGGTGGGTTGCACCATTTGTTGATGGTGCGGGCTTGGTCTGCCAGTTCTTGTTGGAGGTCTTGTGCCCATGGGAGTTCTGATAGGGGTTGTGCGTGCCATGCGATGAGGTGGCAGAGACGTGGTGCTGCCATGTCGGTGGGTTGTATGCGGATGCCTATGCCGTCGATGCCGAAGGCGTTGAGGGCGAGTTCGCGGAGGTTCTGCTCCATTTCTATGTAGCGGTTTATCCATAGCCAGTTGCCGGGTGGCTTGGGACCCAGGCCCTTGACCGAGTTCCTGGTCTTGACTTCTGGTGGGTTGGGGGTTGTGTGTTTGTGGGCTTGTAGTTGAAGGTAATGAGCTTTGAGTTCGCGTGCGGTGTCGCGGAGTTCAAACTCGTTGGTCACGGTTACTCCTGAAAAAGTAAAAGACCCCGCAGTGTGTGCGGGGCCTGGTGGTTAGGACTGTTGTGGTGGTGTGGGTGGTTGGTTTTCGTCGCTCGTTGCTCTACTGCCACTCATATCCGAGTAACGCTGAGGCCATTCCAAGCGCCAGGCCCGCAGCGACACTGACAATCACGAAAGCTACAAAGATTCCATCAATGAAACTGTGCTGAGTGACGAGACCGTATATCAGTAGTGCTAGTGCGGCCAGCCACCCGATTGCTGCTGTTCCGCCGATAATGAACGCAAGGACGGTCATGCTTCCTCCGTGTATTGGGCTGCTGCGAGTAGGGCGTGGGCGAGGTTGCGGGCTTGGTCGGTGGTCATTGATTTTCCCCACCCGTGACTGTCTGTTATCCAGATTTTCTTAGCGAGTACAGATACCCATTTATCAGGAAGCTCTGTGACTTCCCATGCGGGCTTATGCACGTCTATTGGTGGATTAGGGTGCGGGAGCATTCGCTCGGGCGCGAGTAGGCCGGCTTGCTGGAGGGCATCTACTGCGTTGACGGCGGCTTCGGTTGGGAGTTCTGATTCGCGGGCGGCTTCCATGATGAGGTGCGCGGCCTTATTTCGGTTAGTCATCTTCTTGCAGCTCCTGTGGCGTGTATCCGGTGCGGATGTAGGGTTTCATTGGATCTGCAAATTCCCATTCCATGTAGCCATCGCATACGGGGCAGTCTTTGGAAAACACTGCCCATTCGACGGGTTCTGGTATGTCTTCGGTAGAGTCGGGATGTGGCCATGCAGCGAAGTTGCTGTAGCAGTTGTCGCAGGTGGCTGACCAGATCATGCGGTCGAAATTACTCATCGTGGTCTCCTTTGATTTTTTCAATGGTGGTTTTGATGGCTTCCGTTATGTGCTTTGTGGTTTCCACGTCGTTGGTGTTTTCGGCGGCGGATATCACTTCCTCGATGAGGTATACGAGTGCGTCGAGTTGGTGGATTAGGTCTTCCGCTAGTTGTGGCGCGTGGGCGGCGAGGTTTACGTCGTGGTCGTTCCTGTTCCAGTCGACAGCCTGGTCTGCATTCCATAGCACTTCTCCGTGCTCGCTGGTAATACAATCGGAGTCTCTTGCTTCCCACGGCCCTGGTGTGGCCTGGTCGAGTAGACGCTGGAGGTGGGTGGTGGTGAGGTCAGTCATTCCTGTACCTCCGTGAGTGTGTAGCGCTTGCCAGTCGGGGTGAGGTTCCTAGGGTTGCCGAAGAGGATGTCTGTACCTTCGTCGTTCTGAAATGCGCATCGGATGGTGTATGTGTTTTCGGCGGGGGTGAGCATGACTACTTTGCCCCAGTCGACGTGTTCTGCTTCTGCGAGGTAGTGCTTGTTGTCGTCCCATTCGACCTCGGCCATTGTGGGCTGCGGCTTGGGCGGGAGGGCGGCGAGGATTTGTTTCTTCCATAGCGCGCAAAGTCTTTTGTCGTACATATCTTCTGACCCATTCCATGCCATGTGGTTCAGTTTCTCTAGCGCGTTGTGGGCGTTGATGATGTCTTGTCGGGTTGGTGTGCTCATGGTGTTCTCCTTGTTGGTGTTTATTTGTCTGCCCAGAGGTCGTAGACGTGGTCTTCCCAGGGGTCGTATTCGATTTCCTCGTCTGGGTTGGGTTCGTCTGTGTCGTCATAGGGCCATGCGTAAATCATTTGGTTTCCTTCCATGTGATGGTGATGTGGGCGCCGGGCGGGGTTGTTTGGTTGGCGTAGTGTTTGGTGGCTGTCCAGTGGGTGATGCGGGCGTCGTTTTTGAGGATGCCGGCTTGTTCGATTCCGTCGCCGATTGCTCTTAGGTACTTATCGAGGTCTCCTGGGGTTGCTGGGACGTTGAATCGGGGTTTCTTAGGCCGTGGCACCCAGATGGTGGTTTCGACGCTTACAGGGCAATCTAGGGGTTGTTTTGGGGCTACTGTGCGTCCGGTGTTAATGATGGCTTTTCTCCATGCGGGGAGTTTCTTGTTCATCTCAACCATGACGCCACGTCCCACGTGTTTCTTTGAGCCTTGGGTGGCGGGAATACCGTCTACGCGGAAAGTGATGGTGTTTCTCAAAATGGTGGTTGCTTTCTTGGTGGTTTGTGGTCGCAGCGCCATGCTTTGCCGTCTTCGTAGCGCATGCCGTTGGGGTCGCACAGGTCGCATTCTTGGCGGGCTTTGAGGGCGGCTTCGCGTTCCGCTTCTGCTTCGGCTTCAGCGCCTTGGCGGAGTTTCTGGCATTCGCGGCAATCCTCCTCGACCCATTCGCCGGCCGGGATGTGTTGGTGCTTGGGGCATCGAGTGCGTGCGGCGTGAGCCGCCGCTAACTCGTTCAGGTTTTGGGGTTGGGGGTTTTCGGCGTTGGGGTCTTGTCCACCAGTAGGGTTACTGGTTTCCTTAACCC